TAGCACCACCATCTAATATCTGTAGACTACCTCCTACTGGTATTGGTGCATCTTTAACTATGTGTATATCGTTAGACCCATCATTGATATAAACTTCTACTGTAATCTGTGCTGTATGCACATTAGCTACTGTTATTCCAACTATGGCATCATCTGAGTTTGCTGTCCTTAGTGTCGTAGCACCAGTGCCTACACCATTAGCTGTATTTCTTTCAAAATCTTGTGCCATTTACTTCTCCTTTACAATGCTATTGCCATTGCAGTAGCAAATCCTTTTGTTGCCAGGGTTGTTGCATCTACAGCTGCATCTTGCCAGGCAGAACCATTATACACCTTTAACACATTTGATGTCGTATTGAAATATAAATCACCAGCATTCAAAGCATCACCATCATTGTCAACACTTGGATCGCTTGATTTGGCTCCTAAATATGTATCATCAAAGTTATCTGCTGCTGTTTCTGCTGCTGTTTGTGCAGCCTCTGCTGCTGTTTGTGCAGTCTGTGCAGCAGTAGCACTTGTAGCTGCATTAGTAGCACTGGTAGAAGCCTCAGACGCCTTTGTAGTAGCTGTTGTTGCTGATGTAGCTGCGTTTGTCTCTGAAGTACCAGCATTGGTAGCTGATGTAGCTGCATTAGTTTCTGATGTTGCAGCATTGGTGGCTGAAGTAGCAGCTGCTGAAGCTGAGGTAGCAGCATTCGTTGCAGATGTACTAGCTTCAGACGCTTTGGTAGACGCAGTTGTTGCAGACGCTGCTGCATTTGTCGCAGATGTGCTTGCCTCACTAGCCTTTGTTGTTGCTGTGCTTGCACTTGTGGCTGCATTTGTTTCGCTTGTAGCTGCATTAGTTGCAGAAGTAGCTGCTTCGCTTGCTTTCGTTGTAGCAGTTGTTGCACTAGCTGCTGCTGCCGTAGCACTGGATGCTGCACTTACAGCATCTACTAATAACTCAAAATGGTCCGTATCTGTTAAGCTATCTCCAACAACAGCATCTGCAACACATATGTAAACATTGTTGAGTTGTGCTGTAGTCGTTGATTTTATTATATCTCTTACAACATATGCTTCTGTTGTTACTGTTGCATCTGTGCCTCTGTATGTGCCTAGTTCTTGCGTAACAGATATTTCTCCACTGCCATCAAAAGCTAGTATCTTATTTGCTCTGTCTGTTGCACCCACTGTAAATTCAGTAGATGTCATAGTATTTGTTCTTGATAACTTTATACTTCTGTCTAATTCTTCCTGTTGTTGTTGTGCAATAAATGTAAGCCTATCTAGTGCATCTTCATGGCTTTCTGCTGGAAACGGATCGTTAGCTGTGTAGTCTGTTGACTGTGTTTGTGCCATGTTACGTCTAATAACGACTGTAACGCCACTAGCAGGTGCACTGCCAAAAACAACATTGCCACCACTGGCATTGCCTGCGTTTGTTACTGTGTAATGAGTTGTGAGTGTTTGTACTGTTTCAGTACCAGCAGCCGATCTAAGTATTACAGTAAGGTCTGCATCTGCGAATATCTTGAAAGCATACGCAAACGTTGTGGTGCTTCCATCACCACTGTAACTGTTTTTTGTAGTTGTGCTACTAACTGTCATGCTTACCTCATTTTTTCGTTATATACTTTTTTTGTTGTTTTGCCAATCATTTTCATTGTTCAACAATATCCAATCCATTTTTAGCTAACTCAATCATTGATCTATACATATCATCAATAGCTTGTCTTTTTTCAGTTGGCGTCATGTCACTGTAATAAATTGCTTTTATAAATGCTCTTTGGCTTGACATAACTTCAGCTATCTCAATTAATGGTAACATTTGTAAGTCAGTTTCTGAATATACTTTTAATGCTTCGTTAACATTTTGCTCTTTCACAAGTTTGTTTACTGTGTTTAACCTTTCTTTTATTTTGTTATATTTATTGTAAAACCTTTCAACAAACTCAGATCCACCAGTAGGATTTCTTACAACAAAAGCTTTAATAAAAGGTATATCGGCTAAAGTAGTAGCTGGTTTTTCAGGGGTGTCAATAACACCTGCTTTTTCTAATATTTTATCACTTAATTCAAGAGCATATCTGCCTAAAGTTCCAGTCCAACTATTAATTAAATGATCTATAGTAGCTGGACTACCATAAGCACCATTTGTTGTTTCACTTATAAACTTACCTATGACTCTACCAGTTGAGCTTGTATATTCACTGTACTCATAATCTGGCAAAGCACCCTCTATATATCTTGGAACGATTGGTGCATTTGTAAAAAAGTTAAAGTTTGTCTGTAATTCAATAGCAGGTCGTATTGCGTCTGGCAACAAACCTGTAAAGTTATTAAGAATATCAAATCGTTCTTTTACAAATGTTTTCATGCCTTCTGGGTCGTCATTTAAAAACCAATCAAGCATTTTTTCTGTACCAGTGCCAAACAATATGCCAGGTCCATATGGCTTTGGTATTCTAAAAACAGTATAATCACCATCTTCTACTGTTCCGTCACCTGTTATTAATATCCAAAATAGATCTTTTTGCCATCTTGGTAGTTGCTTGTACCTTTCATCATCATGATTTGCTAACCAAAACAAAACACTTGGTGCAACAATGTAAGCATTAATTCTCATTGCTGTAGCCAAAGGTCTATCACGAAATGCCTCGTACAATCTTAAATTGCCTTGAATCCCTGCATTAAAAAAAGCATTTATCCTATTGAAACCACTTATTTTATTGCCCATTTTGCCAAAGTCTAAAGTTACATCTCTTGCATCAAATCCTGATCTTTCTAATATTTCTTTATCTGTTAAAGATCCACCTTGTTCTTTTTTTAGTCTGTTGTAAGTCATCTTAAACTCACCTAAACGAGTAGACACTTCAAACATTTCTGCTCCTGCACGCAACAATTCTAAAGGGTTTTTTATGGTATTATGTGCCCTTCCTGCACCTATTGCTGTCTGTACATCTTTCATGAAGTAATTTCTGTCCATACTTATAAACATAGATTGCATAGCACCAGATCTTACAAACTTTTCATACATTTTGTCGCCACGCAAGATAAGTGATTTAAAACCAGTCATAGAGTTATAAAATGGCAAAAAATTATTTTGACTAAATATAGCTGCTGAAAGCGTGTCTCTATTAAAGTTTCTTACCATAAAGTCTGGTGCTAAAGTTGCACCAATACGCAAAGCTTTACTAAACGGCTCAAGACTTTTTATTATTATGTTTGCTTCTTGCCTTGTCATATCAGACAAAGCTTTTGATATATCTTGACCTACATTCCATACTTCTTTTTTGCCATTTACATATATAGCTATTTCTGTGTCACTTAAATTTTGCCCTGATCTCCTAAAAACAGTAAGCCCATCAGCAACTTCTGGCTTAAGAGATTTAGGATTATCGACTATAGCTTCAAGTTCTTTAGGAGTAATTCTGGTTCCCTGAACTCGTGCTTTTACTTGAGATATTTCTGGAAACAATGTAGGATCGCTTTTTACCATATCAATAAGTTTGTTATATGCAAAATTTCTTTCTGCTATGGCTACCTTTTGTAATTGATTCATAAATATTGTTTCAAGTATAGGAAATGTTTTTTTTGTGCTACCTTTAAATTTTTTAAAAGGATTGTTTACTGAAACTGTAGAGGTTCCTGCTGTTTCTGTAGGCTCCATCACCCTTGCAAACGGAACATAGTCTTTACTTGTCGCTTCTATTGTTTTAAGGGTTTCTGCACTTATAACACCTGCGTCAACTAAATATTGATTTATTTCTCTTTCTGTTCTTTGCACTTCTTGAAATATAGATTCATATTTGTTTTTAAGTTTTTTTACAGAAGCTTTGGCACTTTTTATGTTTACTCCTGTTTCTAAACCCTTTGCGTCTCTTTCTATGGCTCTTTTTGATTTTGCATAAACATCAAATTCTAAATTAGATTTTTTGTTATACATATTGTTTTTTTGTAAAATACTTAATAATCCGTCACCTGTGTTTTTTGATGGCTCAAAAAATTTAAATGTGTTTTTAAGAAATCCCATGCCTTTGCCGACTTGCCCAGGTTGTAGTCTTAATTGCTCATAAGCACCCATTGTTTGCTTTATTGACCCTGTTTTTTCGTAAATCTTTTGCATTTGATATACAGGATGAAGTCTATCCATATATTGTGAAACAAATTTACTTCTGCTGTCTTTAAATTTATCTAAAAATGGAATCTTTTTTGGCTCAAGTTGTATGGTGTCAAGTATATCCTGCATTGCAGGGTCTTCCATCTCTACTTTTTCATTAAGCTTTTCGTTTTCTTTTTCAAGTATTTCTTTTTCTGTTGGCTTCTTTTTCTTTGTTATTTTTGTGTTTTCAAAACTTTGTTCAACTTTGTCACCATCTGCAACTTTTTTTCTAAAAGTAGTAATGTTAGAACTATGTGCATCTGCAAGCATACCAGGGTCTTGTGACACTTCATCAATAACTTCGTTTGTTGTTTTATTTGATTTACTAACTCTATCGAGGATCATATCTTTAGCTTTTTTAGCACCAAGTCCAATACCACCAAAGGTTCCCATCAAAAGACCAACATTAATTAATTCTTCTTTTGTTGGCAATCTGCCTTCAAGAGCAGGTCCAAGTCCTGCAAATACAGAGTATTGTGTTCCATATTTTAATAAAGCTGATTTTCCACCTAATTTTGTTACAACACCAGGTGCAGCTAATCCAGCACCCATTACAATTCCACCTTTCATTGCTTCTGATAATCCATATTGAGTAAAAATATCCCACCACTCACTTACAGAATCAACCTCGCCTCTTTTCAAAGCTTCAATGTAAGATGCTCTCATGCCTTCTGTAACAAAGCCACCAGCAAAACCAGTCGCAAACATATTACCTCTTGTAGACAAAGCAGCTGCCACTGTAGGTGGTATAGCTGGTAATATATCACCAGTTATTTGACCTACACTTTCTACAAATCTTTCTAAATAACCAGTACCTACTGGCTCTGGCTGCAATGACCTTTCTAAATTTTCATCAAAATAACCACCATTGCCATGATATTGTTTTGCTAGACTCATTACTGACTTACCAAAACCTCTTTTAAAATACTCATCAACTAAAAATTGATCGTCTTTACCTATCGCTGCTTCTTTTGCAGACTGATATACGTCTTGCCAATAGCTTTTGATGCTATTTAAAACGCCTTCTTCTTTATCTTCGTCTTCTTTTTTTTGTACTTTTAACGCTAAAGTATATTCTTTATTTTCTTTCTTGAGTTCTTTTTCAATATCTTCATCAGAAAACCCATAAGCTTTTAAAGCATTTTGTTCAATTTCAAGTCTTTCTTCAAACATTTACATTTCTCATTGTACTAACTCATTATAAATTGCACCTGCTTTACTTTGTGACCACAATTTAAACATAGGATGATTTTTAACTTGATCTATTGTTGCGTTAGCTGGTAACCCCATTTCTTCTTTTGTAGGTGGTGCGTACTCCTGAATTGTAGCACCTTCTGGCACTACTGTTTTAAACTGAAGTAAATTTTTTTGTTCTTTTGTAACTGTTTGTTTACTTGGAATAAACGAATCTAAATCTCTTTGTGGAAAAACAAAGCTTGGATGATTAGGATTTAACATATCCAAAACAGATTTACCCTCTGCCTTTCCCTTTTTTAATCTTTCCCTCAACTCAATTTCAAAAGCATAAAACCTACCTTCAGCTTCTATTGTTGGTGTTTTAGTTAAAACAGTGCTACCCATAACAAAAATTCTTTTTGTATCTAAAAACTTATTTATTTGTTTTTCGTCTTCTGCCCGTGTGAGCTTATTTTCTGATTTAAAATAATTAAAATAGTTATCAACATCTTGTGTGGTCAAATGTATATTTTCTCTTTCTAAAATACTCATAGCTTTTGTTTCTCCAGGCAATTTAAATTGCTGTGTAACACTTGCTATCTCACCTAATTTGTATTTTTTTGCTACTTCTTTTCTTTTTTTAAGATTTGGTTGATTTAAAAAAATGCCACTAGATCTTTTTATAGAAGCATCAATAAGTTGATCTTTTAGCTTTTGTCCTTCAATACCAATAAAATTAAGTTCATTTATTTTATCTAAACCTAGATTACCTTTTCTAGCATTATCAATGTTATCTAGGAAAATTGTTTGATTTGCATTTTTTTCATCTTCTTCTTTTTTCTTGTTCTTAAAATCTAAATCCCTTTTAGCTGTCTCAACTTGGCTTTTCATAGCTGAGATAATTTTTTTCTTTTTTTCTTCTGGTAAGCCATTCCATTCTTTTTGTAGACTTTCATTATCTATTTTGTTGTTCTTTTCTAAGTTTTGGACAGTAGCAATCAAACTTTCAACTGTATCAAAACTGGTATCACCAATAGAGGCAACAGGCAAAACATCAACAAATCTTGCTATCTGATTATCATCTATTTCTCCAGATCTTTTGTTTGCTAAGTTACTTAAGACAAGCTTTGTATCTGCTTGCAAAGGCGATTCTTCAACATTTTTTAAAATAGTGTCTAACTCATCTTGATTTTTTGCATTAGCTATAGATGTTTGAAAGTAACCTCTGACATTATTATTTCTAATTTTTCTTATTTCGCCATTAATATTTAAAACATTGAATTTTGTTGGTAATCCTTCAGCCTCACTTCTTTGTAGCTGATTTGTAATAATATCAGCAGTAAACTGAAAAAGGGGATCATTTGGATTTGTGCTTCTTAAAACTTCAAGGTTTTTGGATACGTTTTGATCTACAGAGCTTGCAGTCAATTTCAAGCCTCTGTCATCTGCATCTTGCATTATATTTAATTGCTTTTGTGCAAATAGTTTACCTAAATTATTTGTTATAAGTTGATTTCTGCGATCAGAGTAACCCTTTGATTTAAAACTATTTATTATTTTGTTTTTTATAGGTTTTAAATTATTTATTGCTTGATCTATGCTTGTGGATTTATCTTTGAGTTGATGTTCATTTAATTTTTCAAAAGCATTTATATATTCTTCATTTACAATTCTACTATCTTCTCTTTTTCTTTGTGCCATACCAAAATCAAATGCAATTTGACTTGTTGATCCTGCTAGATCACTCAATGCTCTTGCTGGTGCAGTAAAAGCACCTATGTCTGGTCTTGCAGATAACTGACCCACTGGTGTTTTGACTGTGGTACCTTGTCCTTGATTATATAATGGTATTTTTGGCATATCTTATCCCATCAATGTTGCAGCTTTTGAACCAGATTCAAGTAAACTTCTATAAGCGTTTGTTTTTGCAGCTGTAGACCTGGCTTTTCCTTGTGCAAGCGTTAATCTTTGATCTGCTTTTGCCTTTGTTTGCTCTACCTCAGAAGCAAACTGTATCATCAGTGCATCTTTTTCTGTATTAAAATAAGCATCTCTCAAAGCCAAATAAGGACTTCCAGACATGGTAACACCTGATTTAGCAGTCGCAACTCTTTGTGTGCTTATTAATCTATCTGACTGTTGACGCAGCCTAGCTTCTTCTTCTACTTTTCTTCTTGCTAAAAGTTTTGCCTCTTGTCTTGATACTTCAGCTTCATATTCTGCAACCTGCCTTAGTGCTTTTGCTTGTGCTTGGTTGGCTTTAAAGCCAAGAAAACCAGAGCCACCAACTGCTAATGCTGCCATTGTTGTAGGTTCCATTACGCCACCCTCGCAAAACGATAATAATCTGACCCATCAGGACCAAACTTCTTCATTAAACCTTCGTTCTCAAACCCTAACCACTCAACATATCTTATGGCTTGCTTATCACCTGCATGAACGCTTGCCTGTATGCGTTGTAGTTTGTTGTCTTCTTGCACATGGTCTAATAGTAAACTAGAATACTTAGCTGCTGCAAACGGCATTTTGTAAGCATGGCTTGACATCATAAACCAGGCTTCGCCTACATTTTGCCATAATCCATATACGCCACCAATCATAAACACCTTACTTTCTAACAATGCTGTGTACGCACTCAAACAAGTTTCTTTCATCATAGCTGCTTTTGAGCTTTCTGGAAAATGAAAATTTGTTTCAATCATATTCAAGTCTTCTTTTTCAAATTTCTTTATCTTAAGCATCAAACGTATTAGACCTTCTCATTATAGCAAGTATTGTCATTGGCAATGGCTGTGTTTGCCTTATAACAATCTTTGCATCATTATCATAGCCTGATGGAAAGGATATTTCTTTATCACCATTAAATAATGGCACAGCTTCATCCATAGCCATACTACTATCTCTAAATGGCAATCTATCAAGATTAGATGTATCAGGACCTAACTCTGCACCCACTGTCTGAAAGAATCTAGCTGTAACACCATGTATTCTCTTTATCTTGCCCTGGGCAATGCCATCTTCTGCACCTGCTTCCATACGCAATGTTTCAAGCGTAGATGTGTAACCATAGCCAACATGAACCTTAGATGCACTTCTATCAAGCGTAATTGCACCATTGCTGACTGTTTTATCGGCGTGTGCAGCACCATCTGCTAAAATAGTTACTGTGAC